ATCTTATCTTCTCGCCGCCACTGAGCAGGGCGCGGTCGAGGACCTTCCCGCTGTCCGCGCGGACGGACTGCATTTTCTTGATAAGCTCCTGTATCGTCATACCAGCTCGCACACCGCCTTCCTGACGTTGCCGTAGGTAGTCACCCCTCTGACCTCGTAAGTGCCGCCGGGGAGCTTCACACGGTCGCGCTCGCGGATATCCGTTCCGGTATCGCAGAAAAGCTCCACCGAGCGGCTGAACTTCACGCCGTACTGTTCGGCGGTGGCGTTATCGGAGAGCGGCTGGACTTCCGCACGGATATCGCCGATATGCTGCCATGTGGTTTCAGTGCCGATATAGGCGCTCCTTGCAGTCACCGCGCGGGAAAGCGGGAGCGTTTTAAGCCTGTTCTGTATCAGCCGTATAAAGCACCCCCGCCTTTCTGGGATAGTTTTTCAGCCGCGCAAGAAGCTCCGGCGGAAGTCCGTCGAAGCTCTGGGAAATTCCGCCCTCGCTGCGGGAGGATTCGCCCTCAGCGCCGCGCTTGTTGTACGCTATCACTGCAAGCTGAACCTGCACGGATATCAGCCGCGCCGGTACCTCCTCCCGCCCGATATAGTCGCGGACGGAATCCGCCGCGTCCGACAGCATGGCGGTTATTAACCCGTCCTGCGAATCGTCCGTTATCCCGGCGAGGAGCTTGAAGCGCTCAAGCGGGGTCATGCGCCGACCGCCGCGTCGAATACGGCGGAAGCCGCTACGACCTTATCGTCCACAACAGAAACTACAGCGACCTTGTTTCCGGCAGTCGCGGAGATGATGCCGTCCGCAGGGACCTCGGTGAATCCAGTCGCAGCCGCGCCGAACTTCGGAACAGTGACGGAGCTGTCTGCCTTGTACATCAGCTTTCCGGCGGCGTTGCGCGCGATCTTGAGCCTGCCCCTGCCGGAACCGGCGGCGGTCATGGACGCTCTTATCTCGCCCATAGCGCCGAAGTGAACGCCGACGGAGCACTTCTTGTTCTCGGTGACGAACGCGTCGTAGTACACCAGACCCTCGACAAGATGACCCGCGATACCGGGAGGATTGTCGTGGATCTTGTATTCTGCGAGCTTCTCCGGGGAGCACACAGATTCGCCGTAAGCGATGATGAACGACGCGCCGGCGGGCATTCTGCTCTTGGGAACAGCGACTATCTTCACGCCGTCAACGTCGCCGACCTGCCCGGTGATGAGCATGTTCTGCGCAAGCTCGGAAGCCTTGGTGTAGCCGTCGCACTGCTTTATCGCATTGAGGAACGCGTTGGAAACGTACGCCACTCTGCCGACCGCAGGCACCTCGTCGTCGCTGATGGCGCTGTTTATCGCGAGAAAATCACTGTACGCAGTGGAGTTGCTGGTAGTGCTGACCGCTACGTGCTCAGCCTTGTTCGCGGCGGTCTTAAAGCGGTAGGCGTCCACCTCCGGAATAACTACCTGGTCGAGCTGTCTGCGGAGCGCCTTTGCCGCGTCGCGGATACCCGCCGGGGAATCCACCGCGTTGGTGGCGTCGATGGTGAACGTGAACGAACGCTTCTGAGTGAGGGTCAGCTCCTCGGTGGTGTCCTCCAGCTCCTCGGGGTTGCCGTAGCGGTTGGAGCCTGTCGCCTTGTAGTCGTTCATTTCAGCGGTTCCCATGCTGTAGACCTTGACGGTCTGCGCTCCGGTGAATTCGTACTTCCCGCCCGCCATCGAAGTGGTGAGCGCTCCGAGCCTGAATACTTCGTCGACCTTGTCAGAATACTTTGTTGCGAGATTTACTGCCATTAAAATTACCTCCTGTTAAACTCCCAGTCCGTCAAGGAATGGGTCCTTTGCGCCGGGGTCGCCCTTTTTCGGGGGAGCCCCGGCTAATTTCTTTGCTACCTCCGCGCTGACTGCGTCCGTGAAAGCCTTTGCGACTGCCGCCGCGCTGGTTTCGATACCGTCGGGGTCGGAGATGTCCACAGCCCCTACCAGAGCGGCGGGGACGTTCTTCTCCGCGAGGTACTCCTTTGCAAGGGCGGTGCGCTCCCGCTTCGTCAGAGCCGCCTCGCGGTCTGCGAGAGCCTTTTCCTGCTTCTCGCGCTCATGCTTCGACTTTTCGTCTGCTGTCATAGCGGCTACGCGCTCAGCCTCCGCCTTTTCGTCCGCAGCTTTCTTCTCCCAGCGCTTCTGGCGCTCCGCGATGATCTTGTTGAGCTCTGCCTGGGTGAACGTCTTTTCAGCGGGCTTTTCCGGTTTGTTTTCCGCCTCCGGTTCGGCAGTTTTGCGCACAATGCTTTCCGGGCTTATGTAGTTGGGAATGTTTTGCGCAAAACTTTGCGTAGATGTGGTAGGATCACCTCCGGCGGTCTGAGCGCCGCCCTGCTCCTGTGTGGTCTGGGTTGTCTGTTCGTCTGCCATAGTTACCTCCGTTTATAGCCTGTCGGCTTATTCCGCGCGCAGTTTAACGCCTTGAGCGTGTTTCGGGCGATAAAAAAAGCACGCCGATTTCTCAACGTGCGATTATGGTGGGAACGGCGGGTCCTGCCCCCGCTGGTCATTATTCCGGGCGTAAATGACCTATCTGCCCGCAACTGTATGCGCGTCATCTAGCCGCGCTGCGTTCCCGTGATGTCCCCGACATTGATGTCGGGGACAATAAAAAAGCGCCGTGCTTATCGCATAGCGCTTGATTATTCGTTTGAGATTCTAGCTATTATTTCAAGCTCCCGTTCGCTGAGGTGCCAGCGTTCTGCTTTCTCGCGTTCTGCTTTCTCGCGTTCTGCTTTCTCACGTTCTGCTCTGACTTGTTCAGATACAAGCCAGCCGCAGCCGAAAACAGCTTTTTTAGCCGCTCTCTGGGAATCCAGAGCCGAAACACGCACGCTTGCGGAGCGGGGAACAACGAACTCTATTCCGTACCTTGCATAGGGATAAATCGCCGCCGTTGTCACCAGCTCCAAAGGATATGAGTATTTAGGAACGTGCTTTCTAAGCGCTGCGGTGTTTGCGGTATTCGCTTCATCGACCGCCTTGTAAAGCGTTGGAGAAGTCCGCGCCCTTATCTCGTGCGGTTCAAGGTTTGTAACGAACGACGTGCAGATAACCGCGCCGTTTTCGTATTCTATATCAACGCCTACCGGAAGTACCGTGCAAAAGTCACCATATCGGCAGCTTGTCAGAGTAGGAGCGAACAGGAAGAACTTTATATTTCGCTCAACGTAAAAGCGCACGATTTTTGAGAGTATGGAAAACGGCGGATTGTCCACAACAACACCGCCGCTGTAATCTTCCTTTTCATAGTCGCCGCCAGGGTAGAACGGACGCATGAACTCCGACTTGTCGAGCTTGTACTCGTTTGCCACCCAGTTTGCTATTGCCTCATACACAAGCAGCGGTGTATAGCAGTCGTCGGTCGTTTTCTTGGGCTTGAACTTCTCGACGAAGCCCTCATAATCTTCAAACTTTTCTTTGTTCTGGCTTGTTGCCATTTGTTCCTCCTTTTCAGGGCATAGAAAAAGCGCCCCATCAGAGCGCTTGATTATTCAGTTGTACGGTGAACGATTTGTTCACCGTTTGGAATGGAAAAGCACCCTGTTTGGTGCAGGGTGCTTAGTTTATTTAAGGCTTAGCCCATGTTTCTTTTATAACGGAGCCGTCATTCATACACTCGCGGATAACGCAATGCGTCGCATTTTTCTCCTCGACTTCGTTGTTTTTATCGTCCAGAAAATGTATTTCTGAATAGTCGCCGCCATTAGGGGTCTTTTCGTTGATTCTTTCGAATGCCATACAAATCACCTCTCAACCATATTATAGCACTTTATTTTTCAAAATGGAAGCCCTGTTGGGAAATTTTTTCGAGAATTCTTTTGCATTTTGCGCATATTCTGCAATGCTCTCTGCAAAATCTTCCGCCGGGGAATTTTCGCCATATGCTGTCGGTGATTTACTGCCTGACAATTTCTTGTCCTCGGCAATAGCTTTCTGCCATTCTTTTTCTTCGCTGAAACGTCCGCCACTTGCTGACAGATTGGTGTCGATATAATGCCCAGCTTCGTGGCAGTATGTTCGCACAACATAGTCAGGATCATGAGGGCGATCATATCGGTAGAATGTGATTTTATCTCCGCCTGTGGCATATGAATGCGTAAAGTTTTTGTACACTCTCTTCCAATAACTGTCGTCAGGATTGTAATAATCAACGAATTCAATGTTTTTCTGCGCTTTCTTCTTGACTTCTTCGGGCACTTTTTGCCAACAGCTTATCGCCTGCTCGGGCGTCATGGTTTGATGAGCGGAATCGTAATTCTTGGGGAAAATGAAACTCACCCCATCAGGAGTAGTATAAACGACCGCATTGGATTGTACCGACGTATTATATCCAAAGCAGTATTTCTTTTCCTCTACCCGACAATTAATACCTGCTATCGGGATTGTTGGTGCCGGGTCACTATTTGGAGGGTCAACATATTTCTCTTTCCACTGCTCATAGGTCATACCCGCCGGAACCCTGACCGTATTCCCGTCCTTATCCTTAGCCCGGCGCTCCAGACCTGCAAGCTCCTCGTCGCCGAAATCCGCTATCGTAGTCGAGCGGCAGAACGGGTGCATGGGCGGGGAGTTCGTGCCGGGCTTTTTCTTTGCGAGGTCGAACACCTTGCCGTCCAGGGCGGCGCAGCATTCGCAGGTGCGGCTGTCGAGGGTCGCTACGAACCTGTAACGCTCTATCCCGGCTTCGCCGTACGCCTTTGCCTGCGCGGCGTTCGCGACGTATGCGCTTTCCGTCCGGACGATTCGCCGAGCGCAGAACGCGTTCACGCCGAACTGCTCCTGGAATATCCGCGCGGTCTTTTCGTTGGAGCGCCCGGAAAGCATGCTGACGAGCAGCTCGTTTTTGAGCCTAGCCGTCATGCCGCTTACGTCCTTCCAGATACGCTGTGAGTAATTTCCGCCGCTCCAGTTGGCACGCAGAATCCGGTCAACGTCCTGCCGGGGGAACTTCGAGAAGCTGAATCCCAGCCCCGTGCCTTTCTGAATGCTGAATATTTCGTGGTAGTAGCTGTCCTCCGCGACATTCCGCAGCGCTGACGTGATGTGCCGGTTCTCGGTCTTGTACAGCTCCCGGCACTGGCGGTTGATATCCCTGTTCAGCTCCTCTATCCGCGTAATGCGGTAGCGGTACGCCCCGGCGCTGTTTATCGCGTTCAGCAGAGCCTCACGCTTCTCAGGGTCACCGACCTGCTGCGCGGCTTTCCGGAGCCTCTGGAGCGCCGTTCCGTCCCCGGCGGCGTTCAGTATCTTTTTCGCTTCCGCTTCGGAGATACCAAACGACTGAATTCCGCGCATGACCGCCTTTACTTCCTTTTCGAGATACGCGGAGGTCTGCCGAATCGCCGCGTTCATCTCGGCGGCGGTGTCCTCGGCGGTTCCCATGCGGTCATACATGTCCTGAGCGGCGCGGCGCTCCCAGTAATCACGGCTGTTCATCGGTCATATCCGGCGGGAGGTTCGGGAAATCGTTCTGCTGCTCCCTGACCTTCTCGGCGGCTCCCTCCGGGTCGTCCACAAAGGGGAGAAGCCCTAGCAGGATTTCCCGCGGAACCAAATCCCGCAGCTCGGAAACAAGCTGCGCGACCTCGGTTTCATTGACGGGAAGCGCCCGAGTGAACTGTATCGAAATATCCCGTGCGCTGATAGTGGCTTTCCCGGTGGTGTTCAGCCAGTTGCAGAGAAGCCGCAGGCGCTCCTTCAAACCCTCCCGGAAGTAGCGCTCCTTGATTTTCGTTATCTGTTCAAACCCGAGGAGCTTATAGCGCATTGCAACGCCGGAAGCGTTCCCGCCGAAGCTCTCGTCGCTCATGCAGGGGACGTTCGCGAACTTGTGTATATCCTGCTCCAGCGACTTGCGTAGCACCTCCACGCTGTTCTCGTCGAACTGCCGCGTCAGCCATTCGGCGGAGCTGTCTGCGTCGAGCTCCAGCAGGCCGTTCTCCCGGAGCGCCTTGTAGCTTTCGGATTTCTCGTCGTTATCGTCCCCGAGGACTGAACCCTTAATGAGCAGTATCGCCTCGACAAACTGCTCCTTGTCGTTCACGCGGTCGCTCTGGAGGACGTTGTACGCGTCGATGAGCGACAGCACCGGCTCGAAATCGCTGCCGCAGGTGGAGTTGTTGTATATCTCGATAAGCGGCACCCCGCCCATTCCGTGAGGTCTGCTCTCAGCCCCGCCCGTGACAGAAAAGCCCGTGTCGGTCGTGAAATGCATGACATTTTCAGTATCGCAGAGATACACGGAATACCCGGTATCCTGGTTCGTGACGCTGTCGTGAAGCTTGTAATAATACACCCCTGCGACCGGCTTCTGCCGCACCGTGTCGTCGTAGATAACGAACGCCTGGCGCGGGTCCGGGGAATACAGCCGGGGCTGTCCGTCCTCGTCGGTGTAGATGAACTCGTACGCCGTGCCGAATATGCTAGCCTTCTGCGCGAGGTCTATGTCCTGAGTGTCGCTGTCAGCGGCTCTCAGAAGCTCCAGGAGCGGCTCTATGCCATCGCAGGAATACTTCACCGGATTGCCCGCAAAGTAGCCTACACAAGTGTCTGAGATGTATTTCGCGTGATTGCACACCAGCTTGTTGTTCGCAAGGACTGAACGCTTCTTCCGACCGCATATCGGGTGATCGCCCTCATAGTAGCGCTCCAGCGCGTCGTATCTGACGTGCGTGTGCGAGGTATGCTCCTTGATAAATTTGCAGGCGACCTCCGGCGTGACCGGAGTGTCTGCGGATATAGTAAAGGGCTTTATCATCAGTAAATGCCCAGCTCCTTTCTGTTGCCGATTCTGGCTTTCCTGCGCCCTATGTCGTTTTCAAGGGCGTATCTCACCGCGTCAATCGAGTGGTTATCCTTATCCGGGAACTCGTCCCGGAAGCCGCCGTTTCCGTCCGGGATAAGCTCATACCCGCAGAACTCGCGCTTCGCGTTCGGGCAGGTCACCGGGTCGATGACTATTTCCGCGAGGTTCTGGAGCCAGGTTATGCCGTGCTCGACTGACCCCGCGCCTTTCTTCACGGCGGTGATTTTCAGCCCCCTGGCGCGGAGTTCGTCGTTGCTGCGCGGGTCGGCGGATTCGGCGTATATCGCGCCGTTCAGCGGGTTTTCTGCCTTTATCGCTTCCGCGAGCGGATCGTACTTTATGCCGTAGCGGTAAATCTCACCGAATATGTACAGCCGCCCCTTTTCAAGGGCGCAGACAACGTATGCGGTCGGGTCGGCGGCGTAGCCCCAGTCCAGGCCGCGGTGGATATGCGCGAACCCGGCGCGTTCCTCCGGGGAGATGGCGCGAACCGTGATGTTCGGGAACACCTCGCCGCCGGTGCCGGTGACCTCTCCGAGATACTCGTGCGCGTAGGCAGTGGGGTTGTTCCTGCGGAGGTATTCCGCTTCCGCGAGGAACTGCTCCCCGAGCCATTCCGGAGGAACTCCGCGATAATCGGAATGGTGGACGAGCTTATCCGGCGCGGGGACTGTGACCTCTGCGTTTATCCAGTTACGCTGGGATTTCGGCGGGTTATAGGTGTAGAACACCGTGAATTTACTACCGCCGCGCAGCAGCGACTGATTTATCGTGCGTATCTCCTCGATTCCCGCGAACTCGTCGGCTTCCTCGTACCAGACGTACTTGATGTACCCTTTGTGAACCTTCGTGGACTTGAGCTTTTTCGGCTTGTCCGCGCCCCGGAACAGTATCCGCTGTCCGGTGGGAGTATACACAAGCTCCAGAGGCGACAGCTTCGCCTGCCAGAGATGAGAAACGCCGAGCTTGTCTATCGCCCAGAGAAGCTGCTCGTAAACGCTGTCCTTGAGGTACAGCCCGACCTTGCGGATAACTACGGCGTTCGCCTGTGGGTCCTTCATCATGCCGAGGGGTATTTCCGCGCCCACAAACGAGGACTTCGTGGAGCCTCTGCCCCCTTTGAGCCAGTAGTGGGTGTGCAGTCCGGCGGCGATATCGCGGTGTATGGGATAAAAAGGCGGCGCGATGATATCCGTCAGATTAGCCATCTGGGATATCGTCCACTATCTGAACTACGCCGCTGCCGGAAACAGTTACCTTGTCCGTGAACAGCCCGAACCGCTTGCCGAGAAGCTCGGCGGCTTTCAGGCGCTCGCGCTCGTCCGGAGGCTTCGTGATCGTCCGGGCTTCGGAACAGCCGTCGCCGACGCTCTCGACTACTACGACGGAAGCCTTGCTCTCTCCGCGAAGCACCGCCGTGAGGTACTCCATGACCTCGGCGGCGTCGGCGGTGCGCTCGTTGTGTAGCTGTTCAAGGCGCTCGTCGAGGTAGGCGCGGATAGTAGCATTTCGTAGCAATTTACTGGCACAGGCATGCGCGGCGTTATCGTTTTTCACCTTCGGATATGCGGCTTTATACGCGCGGGTTCCGTTCAGGTCTATCAGGTACTCGTCGCAGAAGCGCTTCTGCTTTTCGGTCATGGGATTCCTCCTTTCGGCATAATAAAAGCGCCCTCGCTGAGCTTGGGCGCTTTTCAGTATTTCATGATACTAGTATAGCACAGGTGAACCGAACAAAACGAACAACTTACAGTTTATTCATGAACCGGTTGTAAATCATGCGCACCCCGTCCGGCGAATTATTCCCGCCGACCTCATAGGCGACGCGCGTCCAGCCGAACAGGCTCACGCAGCGGTAATAGACTATCTGCCGGGTCAGGCTGTCGGGAATATCGTAGATGAACGCAACAGCTTCGTCGCGGCGCTGCTGAATCTCCTCGCGCTTGAGTTCTATGCGTCGCTCCAGGTCTACGCGCCTTTCGGCAAGCTCCCCGACCTTGTCGGACGTTCCGGAACTGCTCCCGGCGTTCGGCTGCGGCGAACGTACCAACGAACGGCAGCGGAGCCGTTCAAGCTCCTGCTCCCACATTCGCAGCTCCCGGTGGAGATAGTATATCTGCTCCAATTCTTCACGGGTCATTGGTATCAACTCTCCTTCTGTTCGCGACGGATCCGGTGGCAGCTTCTGACTATCTCATTATAGCAGCTTTCGCAAAGGTCGATTCTTGACCACTTGTATTTTACGCCTATTATATACCCGAGCGTATCTCTTACGTTGTGAGATTCCATGCGTTTAGCCTTGAGCATAAATCCATCTTTGGCGTTCATCTCGCCGCAGATATCGCACGACCTGCATTTTACTTTAGCCATTATCAGCCCTCCTGTTCCATTTGTCTGCGGCTTCCTGCATAGTTTCGCTTGCGCTATGTTGCCTGATTTCGTATGCGCAATTAAATATATCACTGTGTGAAACATAATAGCTCACGAAGCTGTTTTCCAGACACTCCAAGCGCATAATAATCGCCTTACCCCCGCAGAACGGACAGGGTTTCAGTTTGATTTCAGACATCGGTGTCACCTCCGTTTTTCTCACGTTTGGGAGGGCAAAGATCCATCTTAGCGCCGCATGATTGGCAATAATTCGTCCGGTGCTTACCGCCGTGCGTTTTGCAGCTGCTGCATATGTACGGTCTCCATGTGTATTCGTCGTACGGCTTCTGATATATCCAGTACGCATGCACCACCGGTGCGACATCGGCGGCAGGCGTATCTTCCGGAATGACGATGAAGTCTTTCGCCAATTCCTCAATGTGAGCCTCTGTCCAGACTGGCTCATCGTCTTCCGAAACAGAGGCAATGTACCAGTCCTGGAGATAGCCCTCACCGACCGCCTTGCTCTTGTCTATGTATTCACTCATTCCCACTCACCTCTTTTTCCTCGGCATCAAGATTATCCAGAAGCATTTTCAGAGTTGTTATCTGGTCGTCGAACACATCGATTCGCTCCTGCTGCCGAACTATTTCCGTCGCGGCTTTTCGCTTTTCGAACTCGCAGCGCGCAATCCCGCTTTTGATATATTCACGAATAGAATCCATTTTGGCTGATTCACTCACTTTCTCTCATCTCCAATCTCTATCTTGAGCCGCCTGCCGAGCCAGTCCAGCCCGGCACGGGTCAAGTAGTAGTATGTGTATCGTTCGCTCTGCTTTTTTTCTGCCAGTCCCAAGACGCCTGTCAGCTTGTCAAGCAGCTTGTTTCCGGACAATTTATCGCAGTAGTAGTTGCGATACGGCTTGTAGAACGCTTTTCCATGCCTGTGATAAGGATTGTGGCTATCAAGACCCACCGCATGCTTGCATAATTCCGTCAGCGCCGCAAGGTCTTTTTCGGACAAGTCCATTTCAAGACCCATATCTGTACCCATAGCGCCCAAGTGCTCTGTGTACTCCTCGTCACGTTTCTTGACCCAGTTCCATGGGTGTGTGCAGCCAAGCATACCGTCTTCGTGTTCTATACCATATTTGCCCTCTGCTTCAAAGCAGACATCGTCCTGAGCGATAGGGCATAACGGGCAATTGTCACACCTCATTCCCGCTCACCTCCATCAAGCATATCCGCAGGTGATCCCTCTCCGCTGCCAGCCGCCTTCGTCCTTGCAGTAATAGAAAACTTCGCCTTCCAGCGGTTTTTCTACCAGGACTTCAACAAAGCCGTGTTCGATGGTAGGAATATCCGCAAGACACTGAAAATCGTGGTATTCTTTCACATAAGGCGCTTCGCCGCCATCGGGATAATAGATCGCTGTTACGCTGTAAATGCTGTCATCAAGCAGAATGTTCTCAGCGTCAACGATCCGATGACAGTCGATAGGGAACACGGGAATGTCGCTGACCTCGTCCCGAATCTCTCCGGCAACGCAGTCGATAGCAGACAGAGCGTTGAAATTTTTCGCTTTGAGATACGTCTTGCGGATAGTGGCTATTGCTTTCTCCACGTCCTCGCGCTTAATGTAGTGATCCATTTATATCCTCCAATCTCACAAGAATGCGGGGTTCGCAGCCGTAAAACTTCCGGACGACCGCCTCGCACACGCACTTATCATCGTCGTAAGCCACGCCGTTCAGCCCCGAAAAACTCTGGATTTTCCTGCACCACTGGTAATCATGCCTGCAAAAAAGCCGCTTTATCATTAGTTTCATTTCTCCACCTCCACCTCGTCCAGCGCGGCGATTATCACGCTGGGCGTATTTACGTCCGTAAGCTCCAGGGAGTACGTCCAGCCGGAGTGCTTCGCGTACCGCGTGATAACTCCGGATATCCTGCACCTGGAGGTTATCCCCATGTGCGTATGCAGGACTACCGCGCCCTGCTCCGCCGCTTTCGTGACTTCTTCGAGCTTCATGACAGCACCTCCTGTGTGCGTGCGGTTTCGCCGTCAGGCGAAATTCCCGCCCCTCCGGCGGGAAAGGCTGCACATAACTCGACGGAGTCGAGCACCTCGATTCTTACAAAAATCCCGGGAATCTGCGCCCAGAACTTCTCACACAGCTCCGAAGCGACAAGCGCGTCGTCCTTCCAGAATCCGACCGCAGTCATGCAGTCCTTGAGGAGCTTCTGCAAATTATCCGTGTCCGGCTTTGTCGTTCTGTACTCGCCGTCAGCGTGACCCTCTACCGGGAAGCACCACCGTGTTATCAGCCGAACTCCGCAGGTATACGGTTTATCCGGCTTATGCTGTGCCAGGTGCGCCGTGAGCTTCGCGCGGGCTTCTTTAAGCTCCGGAGGGTCGTAGAACACCGGCTTGCCGTTCCTGACGGAAACCTTGTGTTCCTGCGCCGTCACCGTCGGCGGTATCATCGGCAGGAAGAACTGCAATGAGGAATCCTCCAAGGGACACGCATAGGATTTATCGCAGCTAGGCATTGTGCAGCCCTCGCGGTCTGAATCATATGCGCCGCAGTTGTAACATTCATTTGCCATATTATTACATTCTCCTTTCTGAGAAAAAATTGCTTTGTCAGGACAGGGGAAGGAGTCGTCGTGCGTAAGCTGTCGCACGACTACTTCCCCCCTGACCGGAGGGAAAGTCGCAAGACTATATATACGTAGTATATATACCTGCAACAGCAGTACGCAAAGTCGGGATTTTTGCGGTTGCATTCTCGGAAATGCACTATCGACTTTGCATTTGCAAAATCTCGATTTTGCGGTTTGCGGTTTATCGAGTTTGCAACTTACTTTTTACCGACTTCGCCGTCGTCTATCCAGAAACCGCCGTGTTCTTTTATGTACCTGCGGACGGTATCTTCGGATTTTCCGGTGTATTCCGCTAGGTCTTTCAGCGTTACTTTCCCATCTAAATTGCACGCATTATATGCTGTTTCTATAGATTCCTTGCGCTCGTCCTTGCGTTCCTTGTCGGACTTTTTCTTGCTGAAATTCCGCTGCCAGGGCTGCGCAGGGGCGTCAAGCTGAATATCTTTCAGCACCCCCGACATGTCTATCCTATGTATCGGATAATCGAACCACACATTCACCGGCGGGAACTTCGGGAACTCTCGCAGAGTGCCCTCGATACGCCACGCGGAACGACTTTCAGCCAGCTTCTCCGCCGCCGATATACTTTCCTCCGCCTGCCGCAGGGAATCCCCCGCAAGCGCATTCCTGACGTGCTCCCGCATTGCCTTGGCCGTAACCATGTCGTCCTGTGAAATGCCGCCTGCCTTGCCGCTGCGGACGAGCAGGTCATAGCAGATATTGCACACCGCCTTGTTCTGCTCCTCCTTAATGAGCGCTTCCGGAAGCCCCAGCTCGATGAGGTCGAGAAGCGCGTCCGGGTCGCGGGCGAACACGCCGGAGCCGGAGGCTCTGTCCATGCTGCGCTTCGCTCCCTGCGCTCCCTTTGAGTGATGGTGGCAGTATATCACCGCGCAGCCAAGCTCCGTGCAGACCTTGTCGAACTGGTTGCAGAAGTGCGCCATCTGGTCGGCGGAATTCTCGTCGCCGGTTATGACTTTATAGATAGGGTCGATGATTATCGCGAGGTAATCTCGCTTTGCGGCGCGGCGTATCAGCTTCGGCGCGAGCTTGTCCATAGGCACCGACTTGCCGCGCAGGTTCCAGATGTCGATGTTCCGGAGGTTCTCCGGCTTCCAGCCGAGCGCGTTGTAGATGTCAGCAAATCTGTGCTCGCAGGAAGCCTTGTCCAGCTCCAGATTGACGTACAGAACACGTCCCTGCGCGACTTTCCAGCCGAGCCACTCCCGACCCTCCGCGATAGCCGCGCACAGCTCTATCAGCGCGAACGACTTGCCCGCCTTCGAGGGTCCCGCGATCAGCATTTTGTGCCCCTGCCGGAGAACTCCACCGATAAGCGGCGGCGCAAGCTCCGGCATGTCGTTCCAGAAATCCGCCGCGTTCTCGAAGCCCGGGAGGTCGTCGTTCACGCCCTCTATCCATTCCCGCCACTCGTTCCAGTTCGCCTTGCCGATGTTCGTATCGACGATGTACTGCCGGTTCTCGCCGCGCTGTACGCCCGGAATCCTCGACAGCCGCGAAGGATTGCGGTTCTGCGTGTCGGGCTGTAAGCCGTTCTTCTGGCATATCTGGTAGAGGAAATCCACCCGGCGGCGGTACTCCTCGTAGTTCTCCGCGTCGATTCGGACGATAGCGTGCAGGCTCTTTTTGCCGCTGTAGACCAGCGCCGCGACCGGAAGCTCCAGCTCGCGGATAATAGCGTTCTGCTGTTCGATGTCGACGTTGTCGCTCTCCACCAGGGCGTAGCGGAACTCCGTTACGTTCTCGTTCTTGATACCCCTGCCGTCCAGCGGGTTGAAGCGTATCCACGCCCCCGCGCGCGGGTTGTAGTCCCCGAGGACAGCGCCGACGTCGCCTCCGCATTTCGACAGGTGCGCGATGAGCTGACCCGCCGTGCGGTCGTAGGCGCCCTTGTTCGCGGGAATGAACCTGCCGTCCTTTTCGTAGCTCTGCATGACGTAGCCGACCTTGTCCTCCGGCTCGAACAGCGCTTCGAGGTAACGTATCATCTCCCCGGCGGGGTTCCAGTCGGCGGGCGGGTTTATCTCGCGCCCCTCCACCCAGTTTCTGTTGACCACGACATGTTCCTCCGGGGCTTCGTATGATATCTCGTCGTCCCAGTCCAGGGCGCGGCTTTCCGCGGCGGGCATTCCGCGCTCCTTTGCGAGCTGGACTATCGTCGCCCCGGTGACTGGATTTGAAGCGCCGTTGAAGCTCTCCCACTTCTTCGCGCACTCGCCGGAATGATAGCGGCTGTCGCTGCGGCTCCAGTCGTCCCACACGGAGCAGGGCAATCCCTCCTGCTTCAGCGCCATGCCAACGTTCACCCAGGTCTGATAGTCCAGCGACGCGGGGTCTATGTATTTTAAACATTCTGTTAGATTCATAAGCACCTTTCTTTCAAATTCGGAATTCGGAATTATGAATTCGGAATGAATGTGTCCCGCTCCGCGGGACTGATTTAAATTCGATACGATCGGAATACGTCCGCGACAGCGGACACCGAAATTCCGCATTCCGCATTCCGAATTTCGAATTATTCTGGCGTGTATTCCGCGGGAATTACGCTGTGCGGTACGCGCCAGCCGTTTGCCGCTATCCGCGTTATCATATTGCTCGCCTGCTGGAACGTCCATTCCCCGACGTGCAGGAAGCCTTTATTCTCCAGCAGGCGTATCTGCTTCGGGGTGGAAAGTCCTTCCATGCGGCGCTTGTTCAGGCGGTCGAGGAGCATTGCCGCCTTGCCCGCGTTCTCTATCTCGTTCGGGTAGATTCCGAACTTTTCCAGCGCGTCGAGCTGCTTCTGCGACGGCGGGGACATCTCCCAGCCGAACGACGGAACGTAGCCGGACAGGTCCTGCGCCTGTATCGACATCTCGAACTGGAGCGGGTCAACTAACGCGCGCTTGCGCTTACGCATTTCGCTGAGCTGCTTCGCCAGGGCTTCCTCCCGCTGAGCTACTACGTCGGTTTCCGCTCTTTCTTCGGCTTCGGTGATGTCCAGCGGACAGCCCGCCGCCGCGAGGTTCTCCGTCATTTTCTGCGCTACCTCGTCGCTCTCGCAGATGAGGTGCGCGGGTCTGCACAGCTCGTGCCGCTGAGTATGCCAGAGGAAGTCCAGTAACAGCAGGTCTTTCTTGCCGGGGCTGAGCCGCGTTCCTCTGCCCACCATCTGGCAGTAAAGTCCGCGCACCTTTGTCGGGCGGAGGACTATCACGCAGTCCACGGAGGGGCAGTCCCAGCCCTCGGTGAGGAGCATTGAATTACAGAGCACGTTGTACTTTCCGGCTTCGAAATCCCGGAGTATCTCCGCGCGGTCGTCGGAATTTCCGTTGACCTCCGCCGCCCGGAATCCGCGCTCGTTGAGGATATCCCGAAACTTCTGCGAAGTCTTGACCAGCGGCAGGAACACCACGGTCCTGCGGTCGGCGCAGTTGCGGAGCATTTCGTCGGCTATCTGATAGAGATACGGCTCGAGGGCGGTGTCGAGGTCTGCGGCGCGGAAGTCCCCGGCCTGCACGGAAACCCCGGTAAGGTCGAGGTTCAGCGGGATAGTCAGCGCCTTTATCGGGCAGAGGTAGCCCTCCCGGATAGCGCGGGGAAGGGTGTACTCATACGCCAGGGAATCGAACACCTGACCGAGGTTCTTCATGTCGCCGCGGTCGGGGGTCGCAGTCACGCCGAGGACTTTCGCGCCGCTGAAGTGCTGTAATATCCGCTGATAGCTGTCGGAGACGGCGTGATGAGCCTCGTCTATTATGATAGTATCGAAGTAATCCGGCAGGAACCGCGCGAGGCGGCTCTCCCGCATGAGGGTCTGCACGCTCCCGACGGTTATCCGCCAGAACGAGCCGAGGGAGGTCTCCTCGGCTTTCTCGACGGCGCAGTTGAGGTTGCAGGCTTTATGAATCTTGTCCGCCGCCTGCTCCAGGAGCTCCCCGCGGTGCGCCAGAATGAGCACGCGCTCGCCGCGCTTCACGCAGTCCTCGGATATCTTCGCGAAAACTATCGTCTTGCCGCAGCCGGTCGGGAGCACCAGTAAAGTGCGCTGTACGCCCTGCTCCCACTGACCCAGCACGGCGGCTTTCGCTTCGTTCTGGTAGGGTCGGAGCGCTATCGGCGCGGGTCTGACCGCAGGTTCGGCGGGGACGGGCTCCATTAATGTGAGCTGATTTTCCATGCGCTATCACCACTTTCCGGGGGTGAATACGCCTGTGGGCTGACCGGAAGCCGGCTGCTGATTAGCGGGGGCGGTCTGCGGAGCGTACTGCTGAACCGGCTGTGCGTACTGCTGAGGCGCGGGCTGATACTGCGGCTGTGCCTGTGGTGCGCTCTGGGGCGCGGTCTGCGGGACGTTCTGTGCAGGTGCAGATGAATTTTCAAACGGGTCATAAAATTTCTTGATATCGTTGGACTGCATATCCTCGCCGTTCTTGCCCTTCCAGCTGCTGACGGTTATCTTGCAGCGGCCGTGCGCGCCGGGGACGGCGTTCCAGTTCATGCGGAGCGGTTCGCCCTTGCGCTTCAAGCCGATTCCGGTGAAGAACGCGGAGAGCAGTCCCTCGCAGCGTGTGTGCAGGAAAAGTCTGTGCCTGAGGTTCGCGGTGCTTCCGTCCGGCAGCGTTACCGCGAGGGTAACTATCGCCATGTTGCAGGGCGGGAGCTTGTCCGAACCGTCGTAACGTCCGCGCTCGAAGCCGGTCACGGTGAAGTCGTAGTCGCCCTCCGGGATTATCGTGAAGTCGCTCTCACGGGATATTTCGTCGTCCCAGCCTAATTCTCTTTCGATTTCTGACATTGTGGTGTCCTCCTATATAATGTTGCAGGAAGTTTTTCTTTCCTCCCTGACCGAGTTTAGCATGTAAAATACTGCATTTTACTGCAAAATCAGAACGGGTATTTCTGTTCGTTGATGAAATCAACAATCTGCTTCCACGCGCCGACCAGAACGCCGCTGACGAAATCCTCCGGGTAGGCGCTTATCGGCATGTCCTCCGGGAAGTAGCCCTTCATCGCGACCGCCGCGCGTATCTGCTGTTCTGTTATCCCGGAAGCGCTCATCAGGTCGGCAAGGCTCTGCGGAATACCCGGATGAACTTCCGTCGCAGAAGTACTCGGAGCAGGCGCCGTATCATTAGCAGGCATTGAGATACCGCCCTGCGGAGCAGGGCTCCTTAATTCCGAATTCCGAATTCCGAATTCCGAATTTGAAAAGATCTGCGCTATCTGCGCGTACTCCATCGGAATCTCCTCCGGGAGCCCGTAGCGGTTCTTGGCGTCCCAGCAGGGGTGGTGCTGGGTGTACATCACGCGGCGGTTCCCCTGCGCCTTGTGCTTCTTGCCGTCCTTGTCCGTCTGGACTACGACGGTCTTGTAGTTGCAGAACAGCACGATGTCCGCCCACTCCTTTATCAGCGGGGATATCTTGTTCGTGGTCTTGCTGCCGAGCTTCATTTCCCAGCGGTCGTAGCTGCCCATTTCGTCCGGCTGCTCGAACTTCCGGAGAGCCGCGTGCGCGGTCAGGGTGACGTTTATCCCGGCGTTTATCACCTCGGTGAGCTTGTTCAGGAACTTCCCGAAGCTCTCCTTTTCGAACTCCCAGCCCTTGCCGTAGCCGAAATCCTCGATTCCGGATTTGCCGTTCTTCGCGCAGAGGTCGGCTATGCAGAGCTGCTCCGCCCAGTCTACGGTGTCAATTACGAGGGTCGCGCAGGGGCGCTTGCTTATCACGAAATCCAGCTCCTGGAGGAGCATTTCCCAGCTTGACGGCGCGGGTAATCTCGCTACGTCGAGCTGCTTTGTAGAGCCCTCGGTGTCGATGAAAAGGGGGCTTGGGAACTGCGCCGCGAGGGTCGTTTTGCCGATTCCCTCCGCGCCGTAAATCACCGTTTTAACGGCGGTGTGTACTTTTCCGGTTGAAATGTTGAAATCCATCAGAATACTCCTTTACTCCAGGTTGCCCTCTGCGGGGCGGCGTCCGTGCCTGCGCTGGTGATTGTCGGCGCGGCTGTAGCGGCTGTATTTGCAGGCTGTTCAGTCGGCTTCGCATAGCCGTCCTCGATGATGATACTGCACTCGCCGCCGGTGCTGACGCGGGTCGCTATCACCTGCAAGCCCTCCTGCTCCAGCCATGCCCCGAACTCCGCGAGGGTCGCGGCGTCCATCTGCTCCAGCTTGTCCATGAGGACGAATCCGCACTGCGGGTTCAGCCTGCGGACTATCGCCGCAGATACCCGGAGCTGCTCCGCGCCGCTCATGCAGTCCCACTTTGCGCCGTTGTAGGTGAGCTCGCCGTCCTGCACGGAAAGTCCCGGCAGCGGGAGGTCTGCGCCGTCCAGCAGGGCGGTTTTCTGCGCGCGGATATCCTCTATCTTCGCTGTCAGCTCGTTGTACTGCTCGCGGGTCTCCTGCGCCTCCGTGAGGGCGCGGGTACGCTCGCGCCTTGCCCGGACTTTCGCGTTGATAACGTCGATGTCGTGAATGCTCTGCTCGATCTCGGCGGTGCTTTCGTCCGTGAGGTCGGCGGCGGACTTGCGGGCGATTTCCGCGGACTGCTGAGCCTTTGCGAGCGCTTCCGCGGCGCGGTCGTACTCCTGCCGGGCGCGGAGTAATTCCTGCTCGCATATATCGCGGTTCTGCCGCAGGCGCTGTTTTTCGCCGTTCTTCGCGAGTATCTCCTGCTGACTGCGGAGCAGCTCGGAAATGCTGACCTCCTCGGCGGGGACTTCGGGGTAGTCCGGGAGCTCGTCGGCGTACTTCTGCTTCTGGTCGGCGACCTGCCCGACGGCGCGGCGCTGATTATAGGCGTTCTGCTCCTGCTGCTCCAGCGCGGCGAGCTTGTCCCCCACGCCGATTATCCGGAGTAGGGTCTGCGCCTTTTCCTTGCTGGTCGCCTGCATGAATTTCGGCAGGTCGAGCGCGAGCTGCCCGATGAACTCGTTGAGGAGCTGCTGACCTCCTTTGCCGCCGTTCGGGTCGGTTATCTTGAGGGTTCCCCGGTCGCCCTTGCGCTCTACGATAAGCCCGTTCGAGAGGGTCACGCGCAGGTGCGGAGGAATTACCGAGCCGTCCCGCTGCGGCTGCGAGGGCTTGAACTTGTCGCCGCCCAGCGCCCACGCGATACCGTCCAGCACGGAAGTCTTGCCCTGGCCGTTGTTCCCGCCGATGACTGTCAGACCGCTCTCCGACGGGGTGAGCTGGACTGCTTTTATGCGCTTTATGTTTTCGAGTTCAAGGTTGGTTATTTTTATCATGATTTGTCCCTCCATAAATAATTGTTCATCAGCACGGACCGCCGTCCGCGCCCTTGAAAGCTCCCGCCGGGTACTGCCAGTCCTCCGCGTAGACATCATCTACGGAGAATTCGCCGGATAGAAGCTGCTGGATTGCTCTAGGATTGTCCCGGCAGACGCAGCTTTCCGCGTCCCCTATGTACTCGTCAAGATTTTTCTTGTTATCGAGCGTGAAGTTCAGTTCAATTTCCGCATTGCGAAACTGCTCGTACCAGTCCGGAAACAGCTCCCTGATACCCGCCCAGTGCTTCGGCAGACCGAATATGCACATTGCGCAGGAGCAGCGGTTCCAGCCTGCAAAATAACAGGGGTGCGGAGTTATGTGCCAGCGCTTGATGATGTCCCATATTCCCGCTTCCGACCAGTCAATGACCGCTCGCCATGTATGTACAAGGCGCTTTGCCTTTGCGGTTGCGTTTGTAGGATGCAGCTCAATTTCGTTGTATTTGCTCCGCCCCTTGCTTTCCTCGCGCCGCTCGCCGGATACCACCAACAGCTTCACGTCCTGCCTTGTCTGTTCAAGGCTGCTTGTTACGCCGTTCTGCACAGAGGCTTTCAGACTGCCGGAACACCAACGCCCAGACTGACAGCTCCCTTTAGCCGGGAACTTCATGCGGCTGCCTATGCTCTCTATTTCGCGGATAACGCTTTCGCCGACTACTCGCTTGAGGTTCGGGGAGCAGTACCGCCCGTTTGCTATTCCAGATTTCGCGGGGAACTTGTTGCATTCCCCGATTTCCCTGAGCTGGTCGGTTTCGAGATTTCGGATAACGCCCTCGCCGACCATGATTTTCAGATACGAGCTGCACCAGCGCTGCGCAAGGTTCGCGGATTTTGCCGGGAATTTCCCGCGCTTGCCGTAGCTTTCAAGCTCGGCGCTCCCGCCCTCGCCCATGAGCCTGCCTTTCAGCTCCAGCGTTCGTTTCTGGCGGTCAGAGAGCCTGCACATGGCAATTTCGCTGCCGTTCTCATAAAGGATAGGATTGCTTGCCCCTATGCGGTAGACTTCGCTCCAGAAGCCTCCTATGCGCCAGCTAACACGCAGCCTGATTCCGAGGTATTCCGCAACAGCCCGGCAGTAATTCTGCGTAGGGAGCCAGTCCATGTGCAGGTTCGGCTCGCCGCCGTCTATATCGTGGTGCCACAGTTCGATTTTCTCCTGGGGAACGCCCAGCTCCAACAGGTGGAGCACACACGCCAGACTGTCTTTCCCGCCCGAAAAGAGCACGATTATCTTGTCGTATTCTTCAAGGGGGAGCAGCTTCTCAAGGTATATCTCCTTGCTGTGCGGGGTGTCCTGCTTGCCGTCAATGACCGGGCGGTAGTTTATGCCTTTGCCATAAATCTTGTCCACTTGACAAACCTTTCCGCTCATGATATAATGAGCATGTAATATTTTGTTTTGCCGCTTCCCGAGTGCCAGCTCAGGAGCGGTTTTTCTTTTCCCATGAAATAACCGTCTGTGGTGCGCAGCCGAACCCGCGCTTTATATCCCGGAGCGACAGCCCCTCGTGGTGCGCCTTGAGAATCTCCTCGCGGATATCTTCGGGGTAGACGTGAGCACCGTATCTTCTTACGGGTACGTCTGTTTCGCTGATCCATTTCCGGACTATGCCGTGCGAGCAGCCTATAGCCTTAGCGCATGTCCTCAGGCTGTTTCCTCTGCGGTACAGCTCGACCGCTGTGTCTCTTTGCTCTGGCGTGTACATTGCTTGTCCTCCTTTCTCCGAGGAATGCTCCCTTGAACGACCACACCATAATAATGCAGGTGACTGCCATCATGATGTCCATGCCGTTCATGGAGTAGCTCCAGCCGTTCGCGGTAGATACGAGCCAGCGCAGGTGGAAGCCCACCAGGGCGGCTATTGCGTAGGGTAGGTACTTCTTCACGCCTGAACCTCCATAGCTTTCAGCTTCTTAAATCTGCGTTCCAGGTCGGCAATGTTAAGCCCCCAGGCTTCGTAGGCTATCTCGGTGTTCACGCGCTGAGCATTCCAGACCGGAGTGTTTCGCTCGGTCATTATCGCCAGAGCCTTGTTTTTCAGGCTCTTGATGGTCGCGGGCGCGAGTTTCCCGAAAAGCTCCCTGATGTCGCTGTTGGAAAGCTCGATTCGCTCGTAGTACAGCCGTATCGCAGTTTCCAGAGATGTTATCTGCGGTACGCGGACTGTCGCTGCTGTTGATGGCATTGTGATTACCTCCCTAAAAGTTCCTCGATAGTCACACCGAATAAAAGCTATCCTCGTGCGCTATCTGCATGCCATTAGGCAAAAAAATAGTCAACGACCTCTCTTATGGGGTCGTTTTCTGTTCCGTCCCCTGCGGTGCTTCTTACTCTGATTACTGATATTAACTCCGCTGATACTGCTTCCACCTCTCTCACCCCCCTTTCGCAGATTTTATCGTCTTGTTGAAATTAATCTGTTTGCTAGTAGCAAACATCAGCGGCAAAAAAATATGCTATCTCTTTCGGAACGGCTAAGCCCAAGCACCTCTGCTATGTTCATTATTTCAGAAGCCTTGAATCCACGTTCGTTGTTTATCTTCTGGTACATTGCTTCATGGGAAATGCCTACTGCAGAAGCGAGCCGCCTTACCGTATAGCCTCTTGCTTCCATAAACTGACGGAGCTTATTGGTATCTGTCATTTTTATCACCTCTTTTCTTGTTTGCTCTCTGTCAACACTTACATTATAGCACTTTGTTTGCTCGCTGTCAACATTTTATTACAAAAAAGTTTGCACAAAAACATACGTCAATTTTTGTTGAAAATGTATAGTCAATTTATGTTGACAAATAGCAAACACGGTGATATAATAGTATGTGTTAGGAGGTGATTAAATGTCAATTCTCGGTGATAACGTGAAACGAATCCGAATTGAAAAAGGTTTATCCCAGGACGAACTTGCTCAAAAAGTTGGATATACTAGCCGCTCAACAATAAGCTGTATCGAAAGCGGGAAAAGGGACTGCTCGCAAAGACAAATCGTTGCACTTGCTGACGCGCTTGGAGTATCTCCGGGCGATCTTCTTGAAAAATCCGACGCTTCGCCGGATATGGTTAAAGCCGTAAGGTTTGTTAGTGCTTCGGAAACCGAAAAAAAGATTATTGATATGTTTGTATCTTTGCCAGCCGACAGCCAGCCAAGGGTAATAGAGAAGTTAAAAAGCATATCAAAAAATTCTTCACCTGTTTTGATGATCGCCCGAAGCTCCGACGACCGGCCGCCCGGAGTCATGATGCTGACGCCGGAGCAGAAAAAGCGCCTGGACGAAGCTCCGGACGAAACGCAGAACCCCGACAATGACATCTGATAAAGCGCTATAATTCGACTTCCACAGGGTACAATATCCTGTGGAGGTGAATTATTATAGATTCCTATAAGCTTTATAAAGATGCACGCGACGCGTCGTGGAACTGCCTTATACGCACCGGAACGTCGGCAATGCCGGTTAAGGTGCTGAAAGTGGCGGCGTTCTATGGTATCAAAGTCGTGAAAAACAGCAGCATTCAGGTGCTGGATTCCGAAATCTCCGGCTGTACGCTGCTCGACAGCGCGGGGAACTGGCAGATAGTCTACAAAGACACCGAAAACCGTGGGCGCACGCGCTTCACGGTCGCTCATGAACTCGGGCATATCCTGCTCGGGCATGAGCTGGCGCCGGACAAATCCGGACATTTTCGGACAGCTTCGGACAGGCGCGAACCTGCGGAGACCCAGGCGGACGAGTTCGCGGCGCGGCTCCTTGCTCCTGCCTGCGTGCTCTGGGGACTGGAAGCCTACGAACCGGAGGAAATAGCCCGTATCTGCGATATCTCAGCGGAAGCCGCAGGGTATCGTGCCAAGCGCATGAAAGAGCTGCGAGGGCGCGGTAAGTTTCTCACATCGCCGTTAGAGCGGCAGGTGTTCGAGGCTTTCAAGCCGTGGATCGAGCAGCAAAAAAGCCGCCCCGAATAAGGGCGGTATTACATAGTTTGAAAGGTGATTAATATGGTATTAGGATTATTGTCATTATTAATAGGAATAGGACTTGTTATTGCCGCACTGTCAGGAGCTGGAACTATAGCGGCGCTTATCGGCGCAATATTCGCCATAATAGGAATAATTCTGTTATGCACCAAGTGCACAGGTGTTGTTGCAGCGCCTCCCGGAAAGCAGGTTATATCCGCATTCCCTTGCACTCACCTTTCAGGGCTGCCTCTTGGCGAAGTGCAGTGCTATGCCCGCGCATACGATACCAGGATAGTTTTCAAAAAGGAACAGAGCACGTTTGAGTTGCCGTATGAAAAGATAGTTTCCGCCGAGCTTACCGAAAAAAACAAACTGGTAGGCGCTTCTGCTGGTTCGGCAATTGCAGGCGCTGTAATGTTTGGCGCTCTGGGCGCCATCATTGCCTCGCGCCCCAAGAACAAAAAAGAAAATATACTGATAATAACCTATGTTTCTGGCGATGAAAACAAAACAATAGTCGCTGCGGTTGACATCTCTGAATGGGGTGCCGCGAACAAAGCGGTAAACGCTATGAAGAAAAATATAACAGTATCCCAGAATGTTGTACTTTGAGGAGGCGCGAACACCATGTTTAAAGACGATTTCCACACATTCCGGAACAAAGTACAGCAATATTCCGACAAGTTCGACACCATGACCGAGGAAGCCACGAAGAACGCAATAATCATGCCGTTTCTCGTTCTGCTCGGCTATGATGTGTTCGACCCGGAAGAAATAATCCCGGAGTACACCTGTGATGTCGCCGGAAAGAAAGGCGAGAAGATAGACTATGTTATCCTGCACGATGGAGAGCCCACGGTCCTCATCGAAGCCAAACGCGCCGGGTTGAAACTCCAGAAACAGCAGCAGGGACAGCTCTATCGGTACTTCTCAACGAACCGCTGCCGCCTTGCTGTCCTTACAAATGGAATTACATACAGCTTTTTCAGCGACATTAACGCCCCGAACGTTATGGACGATGAGCCTTTCCTCTCTTTCAACATTCTTGAAGATGACGAAGAACTGTTTCTTTCGTCTCTGGAGCAGTTCCATAAATCAGTTTTCAACGTCAAGGACATACTCACAAAGGCTGTATTTCTGAAATACCTCAAGGTAGTTGAACAAACGCTCCGCAGTGACCTTATCAACCCCAGCGACGAGCTGGTCAAGTATTTTCTTTCCCGCCCGGAAATAAAGACCGGAAATCGCATTACCGCGCAGATGATAGACAAGCACCGCGCAGCTACCAGAGAAGCCATGCTGAAAGTTATGGGCGCAGTGATATCTGTGAACACCGCTGCGCCTGAGCAGGCTCCGCAGACTGACACCGGACTGAACGATATCATCAGCAGTCTACCTGCGGGAAATGAGTACCGCGCTTCTGATGTCTACGGCGTGACGAATATTCAGGTGATTCGGGACGGGAGGGTCATAGGCAGGCTCAGAGTTTCCACATATCATGGCAAACCGAGATATGACTACACAGAGCTCGGAGGTAGCGGGAAACTGCATTTTCTCACCGACGCAGATGAATGCGAAAAATATCTTGATCTAGCTACTGTATAAAAAAACTCCCCTGCCCGAAAGGACAGGGGGAGCCTACTAGAAAGGAGAAAACCATGCCAGTAAACAAAACCGGCGTTAAAAAGAACGGCTTGCAGCAGTACCGAGTTCGTGTGAACTACACCGACGCAGCGGGAAAAAACCACCAGATAGAGCGCACCGCCTACGGACTAGCGGAAGCGAATGCGCTGGAGCAGTCCCTGATAGCCGAGTACAAGGACAAGAAGCAGACAGTTTCGCGCATGACCGTCCAGCAGCTCTACGTCGAGTACGAGGTCTACCACAGCCACGAAACACGCAAGACCTCCCACGATAGCGCGATGAAGAACCTGCGGCTCAGGGTAATGCCGACTATGGCGGGATATCGCCTTGACAGGCTCTCGCAGCCGGTCCTCGCAAAGTGGAAGAACGACATCGCCGCGAACGAAAAGCTGTCCATAACCACAAAACAGAACGCATACGCAGCGTTCGTAGCTATGCTGAACTACGCCGTGAAAATGGAGTACCTTGTGCGGAATCCCCTGAGCGCCCTCGGGAACTTCAAGGCTCCCGACACGATTGAAAAGCCTGCGGACAAGCTGCACTACTACACCTCGGAGCAGTTCCGGGCGTACATCGCCGAAGCAAAGAAAAACGCCCGGACCGTTACGGACTGGGCGTTTTATGTATTCTTCTGTATCGCGTTCTACACCGGGGCGCGCAAGGGCGAGATAAACGCGCTGAAATGGTCGGACATCGACGGAAATATCCTGCATATCCGCCGGAGCATTTCGCAGAAACTCAAGGGCGGCGATGTCGAGGGTCCTCCGAAGAATAAGTCCAGCTACCGCGACCTGCAAATCCCCACGCCGCTGATGAAGATACTCGCCGAGCACAAGCGCCGTCAGCAGGAATCTTCCCGGCTGTTCAGCGAGGACTACCGCGTGTGTGGCGGCGAGGCTCCCCTCCGGGACACCTCCATTGAGAACCATAACAAGGAGTTCTCGAAAGCCGCAGGGCTTCCGCATATCCGTATTCACGACTTCCGGCACACGCACGCTTCCCTGCTTGTCAACGAGGGAATAAACATTCAGGAGATAGCGCGCAGGCTCGGGCACTCCGATGTGCAGATGACCTGGAATACCTACAGCCATCTATACCCCCGGGAGGAGGAACGCGCCGTTGCTATCCTCGACAAGATCTCCCCAGATTAATTTTTTTACCCGTTTTTCGGGGATTTTTCGGGGATAAAAATAAAAGAACCGCACAGCAATGCGGTTCTTTCGTTATATGGCGGAGAGGAAGGGATTCGAACCCTTGTGGAGTTGCCCCCAAACGGTTTTCAAGACCGCCTCGTTATGACCACTTCGATACCTCTCCAAAAAAAATGGAGCTGCTAATCGGAGTCGAACCGATGACCTCATCCTTACCAAGGATGTGCGGATATTGTCGATTTCCTTCTGCACGAGCGCTT